CCTTTGCCTGCTTCATGCGCCATATTTCCTCCTAAAATAATGGTTCAGCTTTAATTAAATCAAATACATTTTCTTTAGGTTGTTTTGGTAATCGTTTAATAATGTGATTAGGTTTATTTAAAATATAAAACAAAGCTTCATGCTTTGTTCTAAATTTTCTTATCGCTTCATTAAAGTCATCAATAACTACATAATTAAACATTAATCCTCGCAGTTTCCGCCAATACATCTAGCGTTAGCTAATGCAGCTTCCTCAATATCGGCTATTGCATCTTTGCCAATAAAGTCATCTGCTGCAATTCTTAATCTATTGTATAGACTTTTTTCTACTTCGGTTACAGAAGTTTTCATAAGAAATCCTCTATCCCTGGCATGATCTGTTATAACAGAGTTGACATAATCAGAAGGCTCTACACCCCATGATTCAACTTCGCTATATTTTTTGTCATCCAATTCAACTTCAATGATTACACTAAATCGTTTCATGTTTTACCTTTCTAATTAACTCTAACATCTCTGCTCGACCATGTTTCTTTTCGTATCGTTCAAGCATTGACCTTGCGTGTGGTTTATAGGCGCTTCGTAGCCAACGCACCCAACAACACTCGTTATTAAAATTAAAACGGCCACGATTTTCATTACAATACTCACAATCCATTTATTTTACTTAACCATTCATCATAAATTCTTGAAGCTATTTGAGCAGTCATAATAGGAGGAACAGACATCCCAATTAAATATTCAGGTCTATTTCCACAAAAATTATAATCTTGAGGATATGATCCAATGCACTTTGCTTCAAAGTCTGACGTATATCTTGCTTCCTCAAATAAACAATAACAATCTTTTTTTGAAGTTAAAGTCCCACAAACATTATTTTCATATAAAAAATTTGTTCCAAATCCTGTATTTGGTTTTCCTCTTTCTCTATCATTAATGTTTGCAAAAGAAGCATCACCATCAATTCTTTTATCCCATAAAGATTTATAAAATTCACTTAATGTATATTGATTGTTACCATGTTCTTTAAATTCTTTAAAAATAATTTTAGGTTCATTAAAATTAAGATTAATTTTAGGTGTTAATGAAAACATATCATATTGTTCAAGAAATGGTTTTGCTATGTCATTTCGTATAGCTAAAAAGAAAACTCTTTCTCTTCTTTGTGGAACTCCCATTGTAGAAGCATCTAATAACCAATGTCTAACATAGTATCCAGCTTGTTCAAATTCTTGATAAATTTTTAATACATAAGATTTTGCTTCGCCTAATAACAATCCTTTTACATTTTCAGCTACAACTATTTTTGGTTTAAGTTTTTTAGCAAGATCAATAAAATCAAAAAATAAAGTGTCTAATACTTGTTCAGCTTGACCTTCTCTAAATTTTTTTTCTTTACCCCAATCATCATTTCTATTTCCTGCCATAGAAAAACTTGAACATGGTGGCGATCCATCAAGAATATCTAAATTAAAAAGTTCTTCAGGTAAATCATTTCTTAATTTAAAAGTTTGTATTGGCTCTAAATAAGCATATTTTGGGTTATGATTAGTTTTATAAGCTTCAAACATTTTAGGGTCAATTTCATTGCAGCCAATAACATCAAATCCAGCTAATTTATAGCCCATAGTTGACCCCCCTCCACAAGCAAAACAACTAAAAACTTTTCCTTTGTTTTTAGTAAAATTTGCATTAGCTAAAGTCCAATTATAATTAAATTTATGTTTCATTTAACTCGCAAAGCCTCCCTAGCAAACTTAACTCCAATTTTTAATTTATATTCGCCTTTTGCATGACGCTCTAATATTGTTTTAGCCCAGGCTTTGGGATCAGTTGGTTTTAGTTTAATTTTAGATATAAGCTCTTTCGCTTTTTCTTTATTGTGTTCAATTTGATATGGCGTAGGATTTTTAGGAAGCATTTTTATATATTCTTTAGGTTTTGATGCTTTACATAAAGAAACTATGTCAAATATTGTTGGCATAAATCCATTCTTATCTACCCAATCATCAAAAGATTTGCTTACTAGTGCAAAATCAAATTCTTCTAATTTTGACCACCATACTCGTAAAGTATCATCTGAAGGATCAGGTTTTGAATATATGTTAGCCATAGTATTCATCATATTTTTAAAATTTCTTTTTTCTTGAATAATCAAAATGGTGACTCCGTAGGTTGTTCATCTTGCCAGCGCATTTGATTCAAATATGTGCTAGCCATTGGTATATATCCTTTTTTCCATTTAGGACTTTCTTTTTGCCATGCTATTGCATAAATAACTTTATCTATAGGAGGTTTTGTATTAACCCAACTTTTAAGTGCTTCCATCTTTCCATCTTTTAAAGGATATGCAGACCAAAACTCTAAAAATTCAGGATAATCATCATAGTTATATGATTTCTTTACTTTGCTAGGTTTTTCTTTATCTTTATCTATGTCTTTATCTTCTTCTTTCTCTTTATCTTGCTTATAAGTTACTTGCAAGTTTCTAGTGTGATTGTCCCTAAATTTCAATAAGTTAGGAATTTTAACTGTTATATTATCAGACTCACGTTGAGTCAACATCAAACCAACGTCAGAACAACATTGAATAAGATAAAGAAACTTTTTAGTAGTGATGTTAGCTTGACGACCCCACCTAGACAAACTATAAGTAACATCATGCTTGTCAGTTTCATCTATACCTTCAGCCACTATTTCAAGCATTTTGAAATAAAAACCATAACCTTCAAGACCTGTTTTATCTTCCAATAAAGCAATCTTTTCATCGTTTCTTGCAGTTGAATAGTGTTTAAACCACTTCATTTATTAATCCTTAAATTTGCGTTTTAGGAAGATTTCAGGGTATTGAAGCTTAATTTTGGCAGGAATACCTCGTTTTTTCCATTGATAAACCTTGATCTGTTGGCTCAATCCTACCCACCCTAAACGCTTACAAAGGGCTTTAGAACCACCATAAAACTCAATAATTTCAGAATCTGTCATATTTGTATCCTAATCCTTATTTTATAGTTTGTGTAAAATATTTATAACTTTTTGTTAAATATTTGTTGACATGATAATAACAAATAGTTAATAATGCAACTGTAGTTTTTAATTTATGGAGGAAATTATGAAACGTGACTTTATCAAAGGCTGTATCTACGCTACTGCCACATTGGCTTATATGGGTTTGTGGCTCTATGTTTTATTCCCAATCTTAATCAAACACTTTGGAGCTTAATATGACTATCCAACAAGAATATGCAGAAGATTTAATTGATATTGACGCATTAGAAATTACAGATCACATGGCAATGGTTCAAATTGCTGGAACACTTCGTGCTATGTATTGGGCAAACAAATTTGGAGATAAAGAAAGTTTTGTTATATTTGCCAAATCATTAACCAATGAATTTTTTGATACAGCAATGGAAATTACAGAAAGAAAGTTAGATGAAGCTAATGTTTATCAAGACGTTTTTGACCAAATGTATGACATGGGTCATTCACATGGGGACTTTCTATGATTAACTATATTAGAGATGTCATATTTTTATATACAAAAGGCTTTAAATTTAAAAAAGCTATTCAATTAGCAAAACAATTAAGGAGCGGTAGATGATTACTTTTAACGAATTAAAAAAGATTAATGTTAATGACCATACGGAAAAGAAAGGCAATTTAACGTATCTTTCATGGGCATGGGCAGTAGATCAATTATTATCTAATGATCCACAAGCTACATGGGAATATAAAGAGCCACGTCAATTTGGCGATACTTTAATGGTATTTTGTTCAGTCACAGCTTTTGGTAAAACTATGACAGCACAACTTCCTGTATTAGATTATAAGAATAAAGCTGTAATGAATCCTGACGCTATGGCAGTTAATACAGCTATGCAGCGTTGTTTAGCTAAAGCAATCGCATTACATGGTATTGGTTTATATATTTATGCTGGCGAGGATTTACCACAATCTGAACCTACAACTTCAGATGAATTAGAAGAAGCTATTAAAGAAATTAATAAAGCTGAATCTATTGAGGAATTAATGGCTATATATAAACAACACGCAAACTTTGACCAGGCATCATTAGCAAAGTTAAAGAAGTATTTATCTGATCGTAAACTTGAACTAGGGGAATAATATGAACCAACAAAAACGTTTAACCGAGTATTTAGAAAAGCATGGCAAGATTGATCCATTAAAAGCATGGACTCAATTATGTATATATAGATTAGCCGATACTGTGTTTAACTTACGCAAAAAAGGTTATGACATAACAACCACAAATAAAAAAGTTA